GATGAATGGTGGTAGAAAATCATACCCCCGGTCGAAATATTTTGGCTAAAAATAAAAATTTTGGAAACCGGTGGATGGGTCAACTCCACAGATCTATTGATGATACGCGTATAACCCCCTCCCCAGAAGAAAGGAAGTGATTGGATGGCGGATTTAAAAATCAGAAATGAAAAGGTAGCAGCTGAGGAAAAACGATTGAATGACTTATTTTACGATCTTACAGATGACAAGAAAAAAGTTGTATCGGGTCTGGTGACTCAAGCGGCACGATTAAAAATATTACTAGACGAAATGTGGATTGATATTTCTGAAAAAGGAGATTATGAATTATTCTCTCAGTCAGAAAATCAGATACCTTACGAACGGGAGCGGCCGGTGGCAAAACAATACAACGCACGTGATCAATCTTATCAGCGAATCATTAAGCAACTGACAGATTATTTGCCGGAAGAAAAACGAGATGCTGTAAATAGTGCAGCGTTAGATGGTAGTGATCTTCTATGACGTTGCTACAACCTTACTTTTTTGATGAGTATGTGGATTTGTATGAACGCGGGAAAATTCCGTTTAACAAAGAGCGTATCCAGCTTGTCGAGTATCTCAAAAAGGAAGTCCTTCCGAGAGATGATTTGTATTTTGACGATGAGATGATTCACAAATTTATTCGTTATGCTGAGAAAAATTTTTTTCCGTTAGCTAAATATCAGAAATTTATTACACCTTTCATTTTCCTTTATAAAAAAGAAGATGATGAGGTGTTTTTTAATGAGATTTTGAACTCGATTGCTCGCGGAGGCGGCAAGAATGGTTTCATGTCCGCAAGAGATTCATTTTTCATCTCACCGCTTTATGGTGTTCGAAATTACGATGTGACGATTACAGCCAATTCCGAAAAGCAAGGGAAAGTGAGTTTTAAAGAAGTTTACGAAACCGTTCAAGCAAAACGTTTAGAACAGCAATTTTACCTGACAAAAATGGCAATCACGAACCGAGTTACGAATTCTATCTTTAGTTATCGGACAAATAATCCTAAAACCATGGATAGTGCCCGTGATGGTTGTCTTGAATTTGATGAAATCCATATGTTTGAAAACTCGGATATTGTTGATATCCAGCGAAGTGGATTAGGGAAAATCAAACATCCACGCACATTTTACAACGGTACAAACGGGCATGTTCGAGAAGGTTTTTATGACCGAACATTAGAACGAGCACAAAAAATTTTTACTGGTGAAAACAAGAATGATCGTTTATTCCCTTTTATATGCAAACTGGACACGATCGAAGAAATGGACAAGCCAGAATTGTGGTCGAAAGCGAATCCGATGTTTGAAGAAGAATCATCCTACGCAAAACGCCTGTATTCAACGGTTATGGATGAATACTTGAAATTAGAAGAAGAACCCTCTGGTCGCCGTGAATTCGTTGTAAAACGGATGAATTTTACCGAAGGCGATATGGAATCAGATATTACTACTCACGAAAAGTTAATGGCTACGGATCAGCCGATTGGTGATTTAAAAGGAAAGTCTTGTGTTGCTGGATTTGACTATGCGGAGATTCGAGACTTCGCAAGCGTTGGCTTGTTGTTCAAACACGATGAGAAATTTATTTGGTTACAACATAGTTTTGCTCGAAAGGAATTTTTAGACACCTTTAAAATCAAGGCACCGATCAAAGAATGGGCAGAAAAAGGTATTTTCACTATTGTGGACGCACCATCGATCTCTCCACAACTATTAATTAATTGGTTGAATGAAAAACGTGAGTTGTATCAAATAGAGATGGTTTGTGCAGATGGTTATCGAATGGATTTGCTACAGCCGTTACTTGAAAAAGAAGGATATAACTATGAGTTCATTCGGAATATTCGAGGTGTGCAGTCTAAAGTGGCACCAATAATTGAAGATGGGTTTGCTAATGAGAAATTTATTTTTGGCGATGATCCATCAATGCGATGGTACACGAATAATAGCTACGCCAAAGTTGATAAATCAGGAAACAAAACATTTTTGAAAAAAGAACCAGTCCGGCGGAAAACAGATGGCTTCCACGCCTTTTTAGCTGCTTTATATAAAAGAGAAGAAATCGAAGACGTTGATTTAGAAGGCTTCTTTGATTTGATGGAGGACTGGGATTTTTAAGGCAGTGAAGGGAGGTGTGTGACTATTGGGAGTATTTCAATCGTTTTTTGATATTTTCAAAAAAAATTCAGAGATTGAATTAAGCTACGACTTTGACACGTTGATTGACGAATACAACACGCTGTATTTGAAGCATTTAGCAATCGATACCTGTGCAGAATTTATAGCACGAATATTCAGCCGGTCAGAGTTTCGAATTCGGAAAAACGGACAGCCGATCACGAACGAGTGGACGTATTTGTTAAATGTACGCCCGAATCTGGATCAATCAGCTTCTTCGTTTTGGCAACAAGTCGTTTACAAGCTAATCACTGAAAACGAAGTATTGATCGTACTTTCTGATGATGATCAATTGTTGATTGCTGAAAGCTACGTTCGAAAAGAATATGCGTTGTATGACGATGTTTTTGAAAGTGTGTGGATGAAAGGCTACGAGTTCAAACGAAAGTTTCCGATGAGTGAAGTCATTTTTTTACAATACAACAACAACGACTTGAATAGATATGTTCGTGGATTGTACGAAGATTATGCTTCTCTCTACAACCGAATGGTTGAAGTAGCTATGCGTAATCATCAGATTAGAGCGACGGTCGGAGGCAAAGAAGGCCGAGGTTTTGATGACAAATTACAAAAGAAAGCTCAATCTTATATTGATAAACTGTACGAAAAATTTCGAAAAGACTCAGTTGCTATTATTCCGATGCAACAAGGGCTTGAGTATAACGAACTCACAAATACTGTAGGTGAGACGAATCAATCTATTGATGAGCTCAAGAAACTGAAACGCCAGTTTGTGGATGAGGTTGCCGACATTTTAGGTATTCCTTCAACAATTTTGCATGGAGAGTTAGCGGATTTAGAAAGCGCTCAGACAGTATTGAATAAATATTGTGTGAAATCTTTGAACAAAAAGATTGAAGACGAATTGAACGCAAAGACAATCAGTAAGGCGGAATACGTTGCTGGAATGGAAGTTAAAGTCGTTGGTGTGGATAAAAAAGATATCTTTGATTTGGCAGACGCAGTAGATAAGTTAATTTCAAGCGGTGGATTCAATCGGAATGAAATTCGTGAAGAAGTCGATTACGAAAGTATCGAAGGCGGCGATGAGTTTTACATTACCAAAAACTACGAGAAAGCGAAAGGAGGGGAGGAAGTAAATGACGAAACTGGAAATTAAAGGAACGATTATTTCTAATAATCAAAAATGGATTTACGATTTGTTTGAAATGGACAGCACATCACCGAAAGATATTTTATTGCCTGAAAACAACGAACCGCTAGAGGTCGTGATTAATTCGGGAGGTGGTGACGTATATGCAGGTAGTGAGATTTACACAGCTTTGCGCGCTTATCAAGGTGACGTGACTGTGAAAATCGTAGGTATTGCTGCAAGCGCCGCAAGCGTGATTGCAATGGCTGGAAACACAATTGAAATCAGCCCGACTGCTCAAATTATGATTCATAATGTTTCAAGCGCTGCTGCTGGCGATCATCGAACGTTAGCTCACGAAGCAGAAGTATTGAAAAATTATAACTCATCAATCGCGAATGCTTATATTGCAAAAACGGGCATTGAAGAAGCTGAATTGCTGGAATTGATGAATCATGAAACGTGGCTTACCGCTGAACAAGCAGTAGAAAACGGTTTTGCTGATAAAGTCATGTTTGAAAACAATGAAGCGCCGTTGCTGGTTGCAAGTGTCTCGCCGGTTATTCCGCCAGACGCGATTTCAAAATTGGCAGAAAAGTTAAAACCACAGTTTGATTTAGATGAATTGGCAAATAAAGTAGCAGAAAAACTAAATACTAAAAAACAAGAATCGATTGAACCAGAAAATGATGGTTTGAAACGGTTCTTTTTTTAATACAAAAAAATAAGGAGGTCATACTGAATGACTATGAAACTATCAAACGAATTCAAAACAATTCGTGACAACTTTTTAGCGGCGGTTAACAATAATGAGCCTGCTGAAAAACAAAATGAACTATACGGTGCAATGCTCGATGAATTGCTGAACGAAGCAAAAAAACAAGCACGTGCTGAAGCAGAAGGGCTGATTGCTGCTAATCCGGCAGACGCTAAACTTTCTGCACGAGAACGGAAATTCTTTAATGCAGTTACCACTGACGTTGGCTACAAGGAAGAAAAATTACTTCCGCAAGAAACAATCGATCGCATTTTTGAAAACTTAACTACTGCTCATCCGCTATTAGCAGAAATTGGCATGGTGAATGCTGGATTACGCTTAAAATTCTTGAAGTCTGAAACAAGCGGAGTCGCTGTGTGGGGAAATATATACGGCGAGATAAAAGGCCAATTAGATGCAGCATTTAGTGAAGAAGAAGCTATTCAAAATAAATTAACGGCGTTCGTCGTAATTCCGAAAGATTTGAAAGACTTTGGCCCTGCTTGGATCGAATCTTTTGTATCTACTCAAATCGATGAAGCTTTTGCAGTTGCTTTAGAAGCGGCGTTCTTAGCAGGAGACGGAAACGGCAAGCCAATCGGCTTAAATCGTCAAGTACAAGCTGGCGTGGCTATCAGTGGCGGAGTATATCCCGAAAAAACTTCAATTGGTGATTTAACTTTTGCTGATTCTGCTACTACAGTCAAAGAATTAACGAACGTATACAAACACCATTCCACTGACGAAAAAGGTCGTGCTGTTGCTGTTGATGGCAAAGTAGTCATGGTTGTTAACCCTGCTGACGCTTGGGATGTTAAACGCCAATACACTTCTTTAAATGCGCAAGGCGTATACGTAACCGCTCTACCTTATAATCTTAAAATCGTTGAATCTTTGGCACAAGTTTCCAAAAAAGTCGTTACTTTCGTTAGCGGACGTTACGATGCTTACATCGGTGGCGGTATCACTTTGCGTAAATACGACCAAACTTTAGCAATCGAAGACATGGATTTGTATACTGCTAAACAATTTGCTTATGGAAAAGCAAAAGATGATAAAGCGGCGGCTGTTTGGGGATTAAAAGTGAATGAAGCGCCTGTCGACCCTGCTCCAGAAGGGTAGTGAGAAGATGAAGTACACAATCCTTAAAAGTTTTAGGGATAAATACACCAAAGAACTTTACGAAAAAGGTCAGGAAATCGATTTACTTGTGAAGCGTGCTAAGGAGATTGAAAAAAATCTTGGTAGTGGCTTTATTCAGAAAAAAGATTAGGCGGTGGAGCCTATGGAACAATTATTAAAGGATTTTAAATCGCGTATGCGTATCTTCCACAATGCCGAAGATTCCAACTTAAAAAATATCCTAGAAAGTTCTAAAGTCGCGATCAAACGTTGGTGCGGAAGTGAAGATATTACTAAGCCAGAAATTCGAGAATTAATCATTGAGCGTAGCAGATACGTTTACAATGATTCTCTCGAATTTTTTAATGAAAATTTTTTGTCCGAATTAATGGCCGTCTCTCTCTCGAATTATGTGGAGGAGGATGTTAGCAATGAAGAAACCAACGTTTGAGTATCAGAAGCCTAAAGTTAATAATGGTGCGATGAGAACGCCAGTTGAATTTTTTAGCTATAAGCCAAAACCAGGGCCGATGCCTGGTGAAGAAGAAAAACAAATTATTTTTAACTGCTTTGCTGAAATATATAATCCGTCGATGAAAGATTTAGAGATTTTAAACTCTAAAACGACTAAGCAGGCGGTTACAATTACTATCCGAGATCCGCAAGAAGACTATTTAGTCTCTAATAAACATTATGTGGAGATTTTAGACAGGCGATATAGCGGAATCCGGTGGAATATTGCTGATGTTCGAAATGATTTTACGGATAATCGTTTCGTTACGATTCTTTTGGCGGTGTATGCCGATGAATAGCGTAGAAGTTAAAGGCGTAAACGAAACGTTAAAAGCAATGGAAAAAAGACTTGGTGATAAAAAAGTCCGATCGATTGCTCGAAAAGCCATCAATTCTGGTGCTGAAAAAGTCGAGAAACGACTACAATCTGACATGCTCGTTTTCAAAGATCAAGGATATACGATTGATGAAGTTGTTCGTAAAAATGCGACGTATAAAAATTACAATACTGAAGCAGAAATCGGTTGGAATGGTCCACATCAACGTTATCGATTAATCCATTTAAACGAATGGGGCTATACAAGAAACGGACGTCAGATTAAGCCGCGTGGGTTCGGGGTTATCACGAAATCATTGAAAAATTCTGAACCAGTTTATTTGTCTACCGTGGAAATGGAGGTTAAGAAAAGCCTATGAAAGACATATTAATGATTATTTACGAGGCGTTAATTTCGAATGCCTACATCCACGAAATGACTTATAACAGTGATTCGCAAGAATATCGAATTAAGTTTTATGAGCAACCTGAAACAGCTGATAAATCAGGTGCATTTATCACACTTCGGCCCGTTGATGTACCGAATGAGGCCTATCACGGTAGTGATCAAGATCTTTCGATTGAGCATTTAATCCAAATTGATGTGGAATCAAAATATCGAGCGACTTCGAAACAAATTCAATACGAGATTAAAAAAGAAATGAAAAACTTAGGCTTTGGCCAAGTATCGGGGCAAGGATTAGATGAGTATTTTCCGGAAACAAAACGGTTCGTCGACGCGCGTCGTTATGACGGGAATACACGAATCTACGATACGAAATATTAATAGGAAGTAAGACACGTTGAATAGCGTGTCTTTTTTAATACCAAAAAATAGGAGGAAATATCTATGACACCTGTAGGATTTAAAAAAATGACAATCGGGGTTTTCGATGAAAACGGGAAAATTCCAGCAGAAAATCTAATCGTAATTGAAGGAAAACAAGACAAAGGAGCGACTGTATCAGCTGAAATCAGTGGTTTGTCTAAAGAACCATCTAAAGTGTACGGTTCAAATGTTCCTTATTACATTTCTCAAAAAGGTACGGGCGATATCTCAGCAAACTTTGGCTTACTAGATTTACCTGATGGCGCAAATGATAAGATTTTGGGATATAAAGTCGACGATACCAATGGATTTAGCTTCTTAGGTGAAGACACTGAACCACCGTATTGTGCCGTACTAATGGAATCAGAAGATTTAAGTGGTCAAACTGCTATGCTTGGTTTGTTTAAAGGCAAATTTAGCCGTGAATCGATCAACTTAAATACAACAACTAACGAAGCCTTTGAGCCTGAGGCAGAAGAATATGTATTTTCTGCAATCGCAAATGATGCAGAAGGTGAAGCTAAAGGACAATCGCTAGTGAAATTTATCGGCGATGATGAATCTAAAATCACTGCATTGAAAGCATTAGTATTCCCGACAACTGTAGTTGAAGGCTAAAACAGAGAGGACTGTAGTAGTCCTCTTTTTTATTTGAAAATATTAGGAGGAAATCATAGATGGCACAAGTTCGAATTGAATTAAAAAATAAAAAAGGCAAAAAAGAAGTCTTTGAGAAATTAGAAACAACCGGGAAAGACTATCGTTTAGCTTTGCAAACAATTAAAAAATTAAATGCAGAAAAAATCATGGTGTGGGATCAGTTAGATATTTATTTAGCTTTTGCAGTGGAAATTTTCAAAGCAGACAAATTGACCTCTGATCAAATTTTAGATGGGTTGCCTTCTGAAACAACTCGCGAAACATTAGACGGTCTATTAGGACAGGTAATGGGGATTGAAAGCGATCCAGATCCAGAAGCAAAAAAGTAACCCCAGAAGAAGCGGAAGAAATGTATATGGAACTGTGTAGAGAATTAACGAAACAGGGATGGTCTCTCTCTGATATTGAAAATAATTCTTTTGACACGTTAATTGAAATTGCTTGTGTAAGTCCGAAAAAAGAAAAATCAAAAGAAGTCGACCTAAAAGATTTCATCAAATCCATTTAGGAAAGGAGGAAAATTATGGCAAACGGAAAACCAATTGGAAATATGAAGGTTATTTTGGATTTGGATAGTTCCGCCTTTTCTAAAGGACTAGAAGGTGCTAAAAAAAGCGTCGCTTATAACACAAAGGCTATGAAGGCCCAGATGCAAGTGATGAATTACTCAGGCGACAAAGTGGGTGCTTTGCAAGCCAAATATGACGGACTTAGCAAAACGCTTAGCTCTAACGAAAAGTACATGAGTAAGTTAAAGACTCAGTATGATAAAAGCTTCGACGCGAATGGTAAAGCAACGGCTTCCACTGCTAAATATGCAAATGAATTGAATCAAGCGATTGCTAAGTCTGCTAGTTATGAAGCTCAGATGAAAACTACTACAGGACAAATTGCCCGCATGAAGGTAGAAACAGAAGGTGTAACTGGGAAACTTAAAGCACAATCTGATCAGTGGATTAAGTCAGGAAAGAAAATTGAATCTTTCGGTAAAAAAATGTCTAGCATAGGAAGCACATTGACCATGTCTGTTACAGCGCCGATCGCTGCTGGGTTTGGATTGGCTACTAAGAAGGCTGTTGATTTTCAAACTCAAATTGGTGAAATTGGTCCATTGTTGACCAACGGTGGGAAAATGACAACCGAATATCGCAATCAATTAGATCAGATGTCTGATAGCTCGAAAAAATGGGCGAAGGAATATGGTGTTTCTACTACTGAAATAAATACTGGTTTAGCAGAAATTGTTCGTAAAGGTTATGACGCGAATCAAACGCTTGGTGTAATGCCTTCTATTTTAGATGCTACCAAAGCATCCGGGGATGACTTCAACGATGTAATGAATGTAACTACTGAGGTAATCAGTCAGTTTAATTTAAAAGGCAAGGATTACAATAGTACTGTTAAGAACGCAACACGCGTGACGGATGCGTTGACTTATGTGGCTAATGCAACTTCTGCTGGTTTCTCAGATTTAGGACTAGCGATGGGGTATGTAGGACCAGTAGCGAATAGCTTAGGCATGGATGTAGAAGAAACTGCTTCAGCAATCGGATTACTTAGTGATGCAGGTATCGGTGGAGAAAAAGCCGGGACAGCACTACGAGGGGCTTTGACACGCTTATTGAAACCATCTAAACAAAATATCGCTGGTTTCGAGCAACTAGGAATTTCTGTGGACGAGTTTAAGAACGGCACACTCACACTTCCAGATATGCTCAACAAGATCAAAACGAACACTGAAGGCTGGACAGATGCCCAGCGCACGTCTGCAATCGCATTGGCATTTGGTACAGAATCGCAATCAGCGATGAATGTTTTGGTCAATCAAGGCGGAGATGCTCTAAAAGGATTGACTAAAGAAACTTACGATGCGAATGGTGCAACGAAAGAAATTGCAAAATCGATGAACAATTTGCCGGCTAACAAATTAGCTCGATTTAAAGAATCTTTGAATGTGTTAGCTATTACAGCTGGTGAAAAGTTGCTCCCTATCTTTACCCCAATCATTGAAAAATCAACCAAACTAATCAATAAGTTTTCAGAACTTGATGATGCATCGCAGAAAAATATCATTAAGTGGGTTGGCATAGCAGCAGCAGCTGGTCCCACTTTGAAATTGCTTGGCGGTGGTATTGCTGTAGTTGGAAAAACTCAAACAGCTGTAGGAAAATTAACTGGTAGTTTGGTTGACTTAGTTGCGAAAGCTGCTCAAAAAAAGGCAATGGATAGTTTTTCTACAACAGTTACTACTATTGGAACCACAGCTGCTAAGACCGCAGGCGCAGGTGGGCTAGGTAGTTTAACTTCTGCTTTAGGTCAGTCAGCAAGCGCAGCGAGTGCGGCAGCAGGTTCTGGTGGTATCGGCGCATTTACTGGTTCACTAGGTCTATTAGGTCCTGCGCTTCTTGGTATCGTTGGAGTAGGCGGTGCGCTGGCTCTAGGTTATGGTGCATGGAAAACTTTTGGAGAAGAAGCGTGGAATTCTTCTCAACGTGTAAAAGAGTGGGGATCTGACGTCGGCTCCCAAGTTGATAGTACTTTAGATACTGTAAAAGAAAAAACAAACGAAACCTCGGGACAATTTGGTCTAATGGTTCAAGGGTTCGATCAAGATACTGGGCCTATGGTCAAAAATTTTGAAACCATCGGCGCTACAATTGAATCTAGTTTAACTAAAAAAGTAGAAGGATTAGATAATCTATTAAAGAATCTACCTGGAACCGTGACTGATTCAATGAAAGAAATTATTGAAAATGAAAAAGAAATGAATCAGTCAGCTCTGGAAAAAATCCAAGAAAATAATGATCGCATTAAAGAAATAAGAGAAAAAGCGTCAAAGGAACATCGTGACATAAGTGTCGCAGAAGCGCAGATGATTAGTGATCTCTCGAAAAATACAGCTGAACAATATGTTAATACTTTAGATGTATCTGCTGAACAACGTAAAGCTATATTAAATTCTATGACTGGGGATGTATCCCAAGCTAGTAAAGAGCAAGCTGAGACTTGGCTTAAATCTTTAGGAGAACAAAGAAATGCCTCTCAAAATCATACAGCACAAATGAGAAAAGAACAGGAAAAATGGTTAAAAGATTGGGGCTATAATCTTGACGGTGAATTTGCCCAAAAATATTTAGCTGAATGGGATAAAATCAATGACGCAACAACTGATGGTTTCGATAGTCAAATAGCTGCAATTGTTGAAAAATATCCTGAATTAGCTGATAAAATTCACCTTGCAACAGGAGAAGTAATAGCAGCTAGTGCGAATACAAGCCAATATCTTATTGAAGATAACCAAAAGCTTCTAGACAATGCTGGCTATATGGCTGATAAACTAGCTGAAAATGCAAAAAAGAATGCTGATACATTAAAATGGGTGGCTAAAGAAGGAACTGACGGTGCAAAAGAATGGAACTCTTTAGAGCTTCTTGATAAAGAAGGAAACGTAAAGACGAACGCCCCAGAAATAATTAAAGAAGCTTCAAAAAATATTACAACATGGAATAACCTTAAGATGGTTTTACATGATGCAAATATAGATAGTAATGCTAAAAAAATGATTGGCGAAGCGGCGATAGCTAATGATTTGTGGCGTGGCATGGCTTGGGAAGACAAAGAAGCGGTGCTTCAAGACGAATTTAGCATTAATGTTTATAAAGCATTAGAATCTTCCGGAAAATGGGATGAACTTGATTTTGAGCAGAAGAAAGCTGTTCTATACTCGAATACTCCTGAAGTGATGGCTGAAACTTTATTTAATTTAGGTTTGTGGAATGACTATCAACCAGAAATTAAAAACTTGAATGCAAAAAATTATGATTTTCTACAAACACTTTCTAAATCTGAGGAAAAATTAAAAATTTGGAATGAGACACCAGTTGACATTAAGGAATTATTTGCAAAGAATACTGATTTTCTGAATAAGATATTTTCTTCAGAAGAAAAATTGAATCTATGGAATTCAATTCCTGATTCAGAGAAAAAGCTTCTTGCTGATAACATGGATTTTTTAACTAAAATTTCGACTTCAAAAGAGAGTTTGAATCAATGGAACCAGTTGCCAACTGATCAAAAAAACATCTTGGCTAATAATGAAGATCTGTTAAACAAAATATTTGCATCAGAAGAATCTTTCAATGCATGGAAAGCAATTCCTGACCCTATCAAGCGGATGCTTGGAGATAATGTTGATATTTTAACTAAAGTCAAAGATGGAACGATCAGCGTTGATGAGTATAACAAAAATGTATTTCCTTTACTGAAAAGAATATTAGGTGACAATTCAAGCTTGACGGGTGCCATTAGTGATGTGACTGGTTTAATAACTAATTATAACGATAAAGTTAATCCGGTTGAAAAAGTGCTAAATACATCAAGTAACGCTTCTGAGGTATCGTCCGCACTTGATATATTGAACTCTTCGTGGGAACGTATTCCTAAGGAAAGTTCTAAAAAAATTAATGTTGACTTTATAGGTCCGATGCCGAAAAATGCGAAAGGAACAAACTTCCATCATGGCGGAGCCGCAATGGTAAATGACCAAAAAGGATCAACTTACGAAGAGCTTGTAACTTTACCAAATGGAGAAGCATTCATCCCAAAAGGTCGTAATGTTGTTTTAGACTTACCAAGAGGTTCGAAAGTACTGAACGCCACTAAAACTAAACGTCTAGTGCCTAAATATGCTGATGGTATAGGAAATATAACCACTATTTCAACCGCGCCGAATTTCGATGCTTTAATCTTAGCTATCAATGAGCTGACGGCAGTATTAAGAAGTCAGCAGCCAATAAGCAATCAGTCAACAACTGATACAAAGGTTGCGCAACCGATTATTCCTGACGCTTTATCAGAAAAATCAGATCAATATCTTGCCATTGGATCAGAGTGGCTGACTAATTTAATGAACGGCTGGAACTCAGTTGTTCCTCAATACATGAGCAGCGAAACGCTCTTTATTACGAATTATCTTAATGCCCTTAAATCGCAAAATAATCCTAGTTACCTACAGGGGGCAACTTGGAATAAGAATTTGATGAGTGGCTGGAACAGTTTGACAGGTACGTTCATTGCTACAATTAATTCATTTTGCAATCAAGCGATGGTGACGCTTAGAAACTACAACACGCCTATGTACAATAACGGGCGAACTTGGCAGCAGAACAATCTAAACGGTTGGAATTCGTTATACGGATCATTTATAGCCCGTGTAAACCAACTCGGCAATGATTCGATTAACAATCTTCGTTCTAAAAATGGCGGATTTTACAATGCAGGCTCATTCCTGCTGCAGTCATTAATCAATGGAATGAATTCAATGGGCAATTCTCTAGCTTCTACAATGAACAGCGTAGCGAATACGATGGTCGGAGGCATGGGAAAAGGTGTTAATGGCGTTATCTCTGGCGTTAACTATGTTCTTAAAGAAGTAGAGTCAAGCAAGAGTATTGGTAACTGGGCAATCCCTCAATATGCTAAGGGAACTGAAGGTCATCCAGGCGGACTCGCTATGATTAACGACCAAAAAGGATTCGTACATGAAGAATATGTTCAGATGCCTGACGGTCGTGGGTTTATTGCTAAAGGTCGGGATCTCTTGGTTAACCTACCTAAAGGAGCCCAAGTATTAAATGCTTCCCTAACCAAAAAATTAAAAGAACGATTAAATGTTCCGCGTTATGAAAATGGTGTCGGAAATTTAGATATCGTTGATTTACTTGATGATGAAAAAAGAATGTTGGAATTCTTAACTAGCAAAGTTGATTTTTCAGGTATTAATGAGCGGTGGCTCGATATGACTAAATCAGGAACCAATTTGATGTCTAAAGCTGCAAACACAATGCTTCAATCGAAATTGAGTGAATTCTTTACTCATGGAAATTTTGATGGTGCAGTAAATGCCAATGGTGTTTATCAATATTTAGTTGATGTGGCACAGAAAGTAATGGGTAAGTTCCCCGGACTTACAGTAACTTCTGGATATCGAGCAGGAGATGCCTACTATCACGGAAAACGGCAAGCTATCGACTTGGCTTATCCAGGTATTTCTGGAGATCCGAGATATACAGCAGCAGCAAATTACGCTTTTGAAAAATTCCCTTCAAAAATTGCGTATGTCATTACGAATGGACGTGTACGTGACCGCATGGGATTATCTGGAACAAGGTCAAGCGGACAATGGACGAATTGGCCAGATGGCGATCACTTCGATCATATTCATTTAAACGGTTCGATGGGGTCTGGCGATATATTCAATGGAGGAGTTGGAGGAAGTGGTGTTGCACGCTGGCGTTCTTATGTGTCTAAAGCATTGAAAATGAATGGATTACCAGCTACAGCAGCTTATATAAATGCCTGGATGTCCCAAATCCAAACGGAATCTGGTGGTAATGAGAAAGCAATCGGCGGCAATGATGGACTCGCTGAAGGCAATGCAACAGGATTACTTCAAACGAAACCCGGAACTTTTGCAGCTAACGCTTTTCCTGGTCACGGAAATATTATGAACGGATTTGATAACATGTTAGCAGCAATCAATTATGCTAAGAAACGTTACGGAGTTGCAGGTATGTTGCAAGTTATCGGGAAAGGACATGGATATGCCAATGGCGGATTAATTACCAAAGATGGCCTTTACAGAGCTGGTGAAGGAAATAAACCAGAAATGGTTATTCCATTGACAAGAAAAACAAGAGCTATCGAGCTTATGGGGCAAGCACTAGCTTTTCTTTCTGGCGATGACAAGAAACGTTCCAATACTACAAATACAGCTGATAATTCAGCAGAGCTTGTAACTTTGATTAAACAGCAACAAAAACAGCATAATGAGTTAATGATGATTCTTAGAGCGATTCTTGGAAAAGATTTAAGTCTCAAGTCTTCTGACATTGGGCAAGCTGCTAATCATTATATGGGCTCTGATTTGAATAAACTTCGATATACGAATGGAGGTGTTTGATAATTGTTTTACAAATTACAGTTCAATCAAAATGGGAAGTTGTTTGATCCGCAAAGAAAAGAAGAAATTGTATGCAAAGAAATCAAACGTCAAGCACCAGTGTATGAAGTGAATTACGAAGATTTTGAAGGGACGAATGGTAGCAGAGAATCTAATGCTAGTTTTCGTCCTTTTGAGTTAGTGCTGACTTTTGATATCTTTTACAAAAATAAGCATGACAAAGAACTTTTATTAACAGAGTTCTATGAGCTTATTTTCGTTGGTTATCAATATTACATTTCCTATGATTTAAGTCCTGGCAAAAGATTTAAAGTAAACCCAACAAATTTCGAAATTACTGAGGAAGAGAATGATTATTCTACGATAGAAATAACCTTTAATATTCCATCGGGGAGTGCTGAATCACTAGCTTCTACTTTATCGGATTTTAGCTTAGGTGAAGAATGGCAGTTTTCGCAAGGTCTAGCGGCGGAAGATTACAAGTACACGCATCAGACTAGTCACTTCATTATTTATAACGCTGGAAGCTTCGAGATTGACCCGCGAGAACATTATCTGCGTATTGCGGTAGAAGGGGAGTCCGAGGGCAACATGACAATCTTCAATAAAACTACTGGTGATCGATTTGTTTATTACCCCTCGCTTTCTACGAATCTTGGACAGACGTTGGTCTTAGATGGCGTGATTCCAAAATTGAACGGCGTGAGTTGTGGTATTAATACGAATCATGGCCTGATTAATTTGGTTGAGGGTGTTAATGAAATCGAGATCCAAAATATTACTCGAGTGAAATCTTCGTGGGATTTCCGATTCTTGTATAAGTAGGTGATTGAGTGACTGATTTAATTATTCGAAATTATGAACAAACCAAAGAAGAAATCCTTGTCGACTATGACAAGGGTTCTTTTTATGAAAATTGGCAACAAAACGAAACATGGGAGATTAGCTTTACTGTTACCAGCAATTCGTTGAACCAGGAAGTATTTGATTTAGTCGAATATGAGTCTTCTGTTTTCTACAATGGACAGGAGTTTGTAATTAAAGAAATGACTTGCAAAGCACTTGGGCAGTTGTTAACGAAACAAGTAGTTGCGACACATATCTATTACACTGTTCAAGATGGCTATCAGTACAACACAGTAAAAGGGGCGAGGTCTATTAGCCAGCTACTCACACATGTATTTAGTTCAGGTAGCCGTGGTTTTACGTGGGAAGTCGTTGATCCAAATAAGAAATTTCTTACCGTTGAACAAGAAAATTTCGGTAACGCGAATTACTTGAAGCTGATCAATGAAATTTTGTCTGACTATAATGCAGTCGTGATTCCGAATAATAAACATCTGACTTTCTATCCTGCTAGTGAGTATGGCCAGCGAACGGAAGAACAGATTCGCTATAAATACAATACAGATGAAGTTTCATTCGATATTGATACGTACAATCTAAAAACGCAAATCAAGGGTTATGGAAAGTTAAAAGATGGAGCGAATACTGAGGATCCTAAAGACAGTGATTATGTGTTTTCTCCTATCACTTATACGAGCCTGGAATCAGAAACATGGGGAATTAGAATACAAGACCCTGTTAGTGATGAGCGCTACACCGTATCAGGAAACATGCTTGAGCGGTTAAAGACAGAACTGCAAGACTATCCAACAATCACTGGCACAGTTACTATGAAATGGCGTGTAGAGCCTAATAAGGGCGATTACGTGGTGTTTGTCTATGAGCCGTTAGGTGTCAATACCTATATTCAAGTGGTAGGAATCAAGACGTATCCAGCGATACCAAATAAGCCACCAGAAATCACATTGAGCAACACAAAGAAAACAATGACATCGATACTCGCTGAAATGGCACAGAAAGGAGTGATTTGATGGGGTTATTAAAATTAATCAGTAACCGTATCTCTACGGAATGGAAAGAGAAATTTAATAAAAATATTGACTATCTAAACAATCTCGAAAAGAAACTGTCTGATCAAGACAAAGCAACGAACAGTCGAATCGATAACTTAGTGCTGCATTCAGGTGGCGAATCGCCGAACGAAGTAGTGGATGCACGTGTAAATAATAAAGGAGAAATATTCGATAGCCTAAGCGGAAGGTTGAGTTTCCATGAAAATGAATCTGATTCTCGATCCCTTGCTACAGAAAAAGAATTAAGTAATCAGAAAGAGCAAGTGCAACAGCTGAACAAAAGTGTTGAAACGTTAGTTGGAGGAAGTAATCAAATTCTTGATATTTATGTTTCAACTGACAAAGGAAGTGATGTCACTGGCAATGGTAGTGAAGAAAGGCCCTTTGCCAGTATACAAACCGCTGCGAATCAAATCCCTCTTATCGCTACTCAAAATATTACAATCTGGGTGGATGATGGGGTTTACCTGGAAGACGTAATGTTTAAAAGTATTAATGCGAATACGATAACTATACAAAGTCATAACAACTCCGAAAATATAGATTTATCTAAGAGTGATCTTTCTGTAAAAGTAAGGAGTATAGGATTTTATTACTGCAGCGGCTATTTCAAAATTAGTGGGCTGCAGTTTGTGGATATGAAAAATTCAGTTAAAATAGACGGTACACCTTGCTCTGTTGTTTGCGATCAAGGAGGAAGGTTGGCAATTCATAACTGTAAGTTTACAGATAATGTTAAGGATTTTGTTTCGAACACTGTCTATGTCGGTGGGAATACTAGTTGCAATCTATATGGCCCATGTTATTTCGCTAATCAATATATAGCTACTCGATCCCGACTGCTTGCAGATGTGGTTTTAGAAGAAGTAAACGGAAAAAATAATTATATCGGAATGGGGTGCTACGCTGCTACTATAAGAGGTACTCTTCCGACTAGCTTTTCAGAAATCCCTTCGAAAGTGGAAGGCAATGGTCTAGTAATAACGAAAGCGACGGTGTTGTCCTGATGGTGTACAAAACAAATGAATCAATCATTGTGATTCAAGCAGAAGCAATCAATCCGATTCAGACAAATGTTGTTTTTTGGTCGCATGATCGAGGAACAGCCAAGCTTCGAATGAAGTTAGTTCGGAAAAATGGCATTCCTCAAAGTCTCCCAGAAGGAACTACGGTTCCTATTCGCTTGATGTTCAAATCTGCAACGGCAGAAGGTGGTTATGGTAAACATGACTATCTAGCTACCATTGAAGATCGTGTAAATGGTATTGTGTCCATTGTGCTGGAAGATAATATTTTAGGCTATGTTGGAATAGTCGAGGGTAGTGTATATATTGTTTTCCCAAATGATCAGTCGTTAGATACAGCTGGACGTTTTACTTTTTCTATCAAACGCAGTCCAATCGATGATAGTACACCAGAACTAGAAGATTATTATTTCAATGGTTTCAGTCAGACCATTGATAAAATCGAAAAAATTCTAGCAGATGGAAAGCAAGAAATTGATCAGAAAATTGTGGAATCCGAAACGCAGATTGATGCGAAACTGAAAGACACAAACGACAAAATCACGAAAGCCAATCAAGATGTCGTAACTCTCAATACGAATATTGATAAGGCGAATGATCGTATTGATCAAACCAATCAGCAAATCGACGAGGTTCTTTCTGGCGCAAATGAATTCCGTACAGATATCGATACACTTAAAATTAACAAAGCAGATAAGACATTTGTTACACAGTTGGCACAAACTGTGCAACAAAAAGCCGATAAAACAGAAGTAGAGACAGCAATTACTAATATGGGTAGCGCATCGCCAAAAGGGACATACGCAACTTTATCAGCTCTACGAACCGCATACCCGAATGGAACAACAGGGATTTATGTTGTTACTGATGATGGTAAGTGGTATTACTGGTCAGGTTCAGCATGGACAGCAGGAGGACAATACCAAAGCACAGGAATTCCCGACAAATCCATCACTCCAAAAAAAATCGAGTTTATGCAAACAGGGATTAACAAATTTGATAAAACTTCTATAAAAAGTGGTCAATATATATCTTATTTGGATGGTTCATTATTAACGAATGCTAATTATGGGTGGGTAGAAATACCTGTTTCCGGTGGAAGAATTTATGCCAGAAACAATATAAATCAGCACTTTGCTTGGTACGATGCTAACGGGGTTTTTATTCCAAACCCTAACGCTCCGCAGGTAACAACTGCCATTACAGCACCAGCTAATGCTACCATCCTTAGAATGTCTGTTTTGTTGACGAATTTAAACACTCAGATGCTTGTGGAGGGTTCAATAGTTCCTGATTATGAACCTTACAGACAATTCATTCCAGCACTTTATTTGGATCAGAAGCCATTAGAAACTAATTTAGTGGAGCAACTAATAAATGTTCCCTCTAAAATCCACGCATTAACTGGAATGTCGAACAACATGTACTACGAAAACATAATGAATAAGGCGCTTAACAAGGACATTGATGTTGTTTCAACAAAAGGATTTCAATTTGATGATCGTTATGCTTATACTCCTTCAGTAGCAGAAGTTGTCCCTTTGGAATTATCGTTTTATGAAAAAGGGAAATTGGTTAATTCTAAGTCAACTAGTTTAGAGATTAAAACACCTTCTGACATCACCTCTGATTTTAAAGCTGTTTTTATTGGAGATAGTAATACAAATGCTGGTGTTTATACTCAAAAAATACTTGATTTGTTTTCCACTGATGTTAGCAAAATTACTTTAGTCGGCACAAGAGGGAATGCTCCAAATCTCCATGAAGGTCGAAGTGGTTGGAGTGCTTCAACATATACAAGTAATGCTTCATTGAGTGGTATTGCTAATGCTTTTTGGAACCCGTCAACTTCAAAGTTTGATTTTGCGTATTGGGCAAGCCAAAACAGTATCACGGGGTTAACTCATGCATTTATTGCATTGGGCACAAACGATATATTCAATTTCGCAACAGATACCGAATTGAGAAGTGGTGTAGTTACGGTGCTTAATCAATTCGATGAAATGGTTAGCAGTGTTAAGTCTCACTCAGGAACAATTAAAATAGGGATTATGCTTCCTATTCCCCCAAGCGGTAAACAAAATGATTTTGCTTCTGCATACGGTGCGGGAATTACCAGATGGAGATACAAACGTAACTATGATTATTTTGTTAGCGAGTTGATAAAGCGTTTTGACAATAAAACCTCCGATAATATTCATCTTGTATCGTCGAATTTATCAATTGACCCGGATAACGATTTTATTAATTCAGATTCGACACCTGCCGTTCATCCTAATACAACGGGATATAACAAGATGGGAGAACAAGTTTATAAGTTTCTAAAGGTCGTTGGTTAATAGTTGGCACATAAAGCGACCTAGTGACTTCTAGGGCGCTTTAGGGTGTCGCTTAAGGGGGGATTACAGTGAATGAGTTGGGAATGGGCTAGTAGGTTTGTTAATTGGAGGTGAGTAGTATGTTTAGTTTTAGCGATATAAAAATGATGTATGATTGGGGCTGTTTTACTGACGATTAAGTTCGACTATTCGTTCCACTATGCATTACAGACGAAGAAGCAGAAAAAATCATTAATAAAGATAAGAGCGCATCTTAAGTGATGCGTTTTTTTTGTTGGAAAGTTGGTGGAACATGAAAGAAGAAGCGCTCCAAGACGTTGTGGAGAGATTAGTAAGAATTGAAACAAAATTAGACAACTACGAATCACTTAGAGAAAAGGCTGATAGTGCAAAAGATTTGGCAGATAAAGCCTATTCAGTAGCACTAAACAATGCAGAAGACATCAAGGAAATGAAGAACAATAATAAATGGGCTTGGGGCTATATGATCGGTTTAGGCATTACGATCATTGGCTATTTCTTGACTAAATTGTAAAGGAGTTAAGAAGAAATGATTTTACCAGATAAGTATTATCAAGTCATTAAATGGACGGTTTTAACAGTATTACCAGCTGCATCTGTTTTAGTAGCCACGTTAGGAAAAGCATATGGATGGAATGGAACAGATATGACAGTACTTACTATCAATGCAGCAGCAACATTTTTAGGTGTTATCACTGGTGTGTCGGCTTATAATTTGAAAAAATAGGAGGGACCAAATGAAAAAGAAAATAGTATTGTCATTGAGCCTTTTAATGGCTCTTTTTTTGTTGCCAGTAAATGGATTTGCCTATACGATCAACAATGAATTTAATTTGGGCGCAAATGAAGGTAGCTCACAAGTAGCAAATAATCAGTACATTTTACTGCATGAAACGGCTAATGAAACAGCAACAGGACGCAATGAAGCGCAGTATATGCAACGTTCATGGACTAGCGCTTACACTGCTTACATTGTGGGTGATGGCGGAATCGTTTACCAAGTCGGTCAACCTGGTTATGTGCAGTATGGCGCTGGTTCATATGCTAATGCCAACAGTTCTGTGCAGATTGAGTTACAACACACACATGATAAAGCAACGTTTGAGAAAAACTACAAGGCATACGTTGAATTGGCTAGAGATTCAGCAATAAAATATGGTATTCCATTAACATTAGACACGCCTTATAACCAACCAGGAATCAAATCGCATTTATGGGTAACGCAAAATATTTGGGGAGATCATACAGATCCTTACGGTTATCTTTCTGAAATGGGCGTAAGTAAAGAAAAACTAGCCTATGATTTGGCTCATGGATTTACCGATGAAAATCCGACAACTTCAGATGATAAACCAGTCATTGATACAACAAGAGCAGGCGCTGCAAATCCTACACTCACTGATGGAACAAATTACGCCCATATTGATCAGTTTGGAGAAATAGAAAACGCAAACTTGCATGTGGCTGGATGGCATATTGCTAACTACCAATATGAGTATATCTTCATCATGGACTATAATACTGGAAAAGAACTAGCACGAGTAAATGCTAATGGCGTTTCACGTCCAGACGTAAACCAACCCTACGGCACTTATGGTAATGTTGGTTATCATATCTCTTTCAATATGCGTAATTTTCCTAATAAGAAAGTCTATGTAATGATGCGTGCGACGAATGATCCAGAAGGGAATACTAAAGGCGGAGCACAAGATTTTCATGATAAGCGTTGGTATTTAAATATTCCGCAACGATAAAAAAATATCCCCTCAATTTTTGAGGGGCGTTACTTGGAATCATATATAACATTTTTGTTACAAATTTAATGTTATTAATATCACAAAATGTTGTTTTAATATCATAAACGTTTAACTTGAACTTATGTTCCCCGTGTGTTAAAGTGATTTTATAATCCTCAAAGATTATATCTGCTAAGAAGCCCAGAGGCTATTGTCTTTAGGGCTTTCCTTTGGTTTAATTATGTTAGCAGATATTATTTTTTGAGAGAGGGAATATTTAATGAATATTGATGAGATTAGAAGATTCATGCGTGATCTAGATACTGCCAATACTGATAGTATAACAATGAAAGTGGTACAAAAAGTTGGTAATGGTATTGATATCTATACCCCGGAAATTATTGTAGGTATGCGAGAAAACTTAAAAAATTTCTTTTGTGAGAGCTTAGACAATAAATTTTTCGATTTAGAGCAAAGGGTTTATGATCCGAGTGTTGTAGTTGAAGGTACTTTACAAATCTCTGATTTAGCAACGGCTCATATAAATGATGTGTTAGCAGACCTTAGAAATAGCGATAACTATGTTGGAGATGTCAAAGATATAGATATTGAGCGTGTAAACTATTATGTTTTTGAATTTTCTAATAACGGGAGGAATTTGTTAATCTTTAGAAGATTTACTAAAATGAAAAAAATTAGAAATGGTTTATTGGGACATTTTGTAGATAACACTTTTAGAAAAATTGAAACAGATGATTTTTTTGGAATCGATAGAGATATAGATATAATGATTTTTGATAATCAAGCTTTGATAGTTAATAGGTTCGCATTGCAAACAATTTTTAAACTAAACGATTATTTTAACCAGCAAGCGCAAATAGCATTAAAAAAAATTTCTGATGTGCATGTCATAAGCAACTTTGATGAATTTTGTGAGGATTGTCTTAATGATAAACTTGCTGCAAGAAGAATGACTAAGATTTTGAATACGCCTGGTAGATTAAGCGGTTTTTTTAATCATTTAGAACATTTACCAAAAGTTATTGAGCACTTCGATTTGGATATAATTTTTGAGAATAACCAAATTACTTATAATTTAAATAGGGATTCTAGGAACCATATATTAGGATGTATCTCTGATGGATATTATCAATCATTAATTCAACAAAGATATGGGGAGGAACTCTAGAAAAAGGAGATAGCAAAGTGAGAACGATACAGAAATTCCTTTTTTATATGTCTTCATTCATGCCTCTTTATTTGCTGTTATGTGTGCAAAATATTAAGGTATTTGATAAAAACAAGAAGTTTTCATCTGATATATTTTGTAGTCAATTTAACTTCTCCAATATTCCACAATCTATTTTTTGGTGGGGCTTAATAGTTTTTGTTTTTATTTCTCTTTTTGGATGTATATTGTTTTTTTTTATTTATACAAAAAAAGATGGTATTATTTCCAAATTAGAAGATGCTGAATTTGTTAGGGAAGATACGATGGGATATATTGTAACTTATATTGTTCCACTGACTGTCTCT